GATTCGCGCGCCACGAGAACCGCAGATCTTGCGTCTCGCCGAGCTTCTGCAGCGCATTGCCGGCGGTTGCACCCCATATCTGTGCGTTGCGATAGGCGCCGGTGGCCGACCACACGGCCGTCAGTTCGACGTAGTAGCCATTACCCTGGCGGCGCAGTTCCTCGCTCACGGACAGGCCCGTGACCGTCGGCAGGCTGAAGGGCAGCAGCGACTGGCTGACCGGCGGTGTGTAGTCGCCGCTCCACACGTAGTCCCAGAACTCCGCCAGCTCGGGCACAACAGCAACCGAGGCGCCGGCCAGCCCGGCCTGCGGCTGCACGCTGATCACACGCACCTTCTGCCCCGGTGTGGCCTTGAAATCGTATATCCAGATCGTGTCTTGCGCGGGGTTGCCAGCCGTACCGGGGAACGGCACACCGGACGGCCATGCATCGGTCAGGGTGAGCGTGTTGGACGGGCCGGAGAAGGCATCGACCGCGAACACCCGATAGCCGCGCTCGCCCGGGATGCGCAGCCCGATGAAACGGGCCGTGGCGTCGGACGGCACATAGTCGTCGAGCGTGAGCGTGATCACGCCGGCCACGTCGGCCGCAGCCTGCACGCGGCCACCGTAGCCCCACTGCGTGACGTCGTGCGAGAGCGCCAGCACGCTGTTGCGCTGGTAGGTCAGGTGCTCGAGGTCGGTCTCATAGGCGATGTCCTTGCGCTGATAGAGCGACTGCGCCATGTGGAAGCGCGCCATGATCGCGGCGTGCGCCTCGCTGGTGATGCCGACCGACGAGATGCGCGCCGGGTTGAGCGAGGTGGTCGCTTCCGGGTCCATCACCCGCAGGGTTTTCCACGCATAGTCTCGGTCGCGGTCGAAATACTGGAACTCGATGCTGTCAGCGGTCTCGACGGTCTGGTAGCGAACCTGGAACGACTTGGCGCGCATCGTGGCCATGTTCACCACGCCCTCGATGGGCTGGTCGTCTGCCGCCCAGGTCACGCCCAGCTTTCCGCCGGCCCAGGTGTGGGCGCCGAAGCCGACCGCCGCGATGGCATCGAGCACTTCGGCATGACTCACCGCCGAGTCGAACACCGCATCGAACGTGAAATCGTGGGCGGCGCACCAGACCATGAACTCGGCCAGCGCGTCGACGTTGATCTGTGAGTCGTCCAGCCCCATGCCGGCGATCAGCTTGCCGTCGTCGTCGTAGATGCCGCGGGCGTACAGCAGCATCTGTGCGCCGGGGTTCGACAGGCCGGTCGCGCGCGTGGTCGCCGTCACCCAGGCCGAGCCGTCCCAGTAGGGCATCGGCTTGGCGGTGGCCTGCCACGTCAGTTCGTCGAGCGCGCCGTTCAGTTGCCCGCTGGCCTTGATCTTGATGCTGTAGCGGCCCATGCCGCTGTACGTGCCGGTGTCGGCCTGCACGGTGCGCAAGGACGTCCAGACGAAGTTGCTGTTCTTCTCGGTGCTGTTCTCGTCGGCGCTGATCTTGCGCACACGTACTTCGTACTGGCCGGTCGCGACTTCGAGCGTGTAGGTGCGACGCACCGGCTTGGTCGAGGCGTTGGTGATGGTGACGCTGTTGGTCGCACCGAAGAACGGCAGCCAGGCGCCGCCACTGCCGGCCACGCGGTAATCGGCCTCGATGACGACGTCGAACGGCTGGAAGGTGCCCTTGCTCTTGCGGATGTCGTACAGCGTGCCCTCGATGTCGATCTGCAGCATCTGCGCGCCGGCCGATGAAGCGCGCTCCACATAGGCACCTCCGCCGATGATCGTCGCGCCGGCCGCGGTATCGACATTGCCCCAGGCGTCAAGCGCCTGATCGGCCATCTCGCTGATCCCGGCCGAGCGCGTGGTGACGCCCGAATAGCTGGCCAGCGAGGTCTTGCCGATGCGGATGTCGGAGACCGACCCGCAGTTGATGCCGGCGTGGAACACGCTGTAGAGGTACTGGTCTTCTCCCTCGATGACCGTGTAGGGCACCGAGGCGTAGTCCGGCGTGTAGCGCAGCTCGCCGAACAGCAGCGGGATGGGCTCATAGGGCCGGGCACGGTTGCGACCACCGGAGAGCGCATAGGTCGGGCTGGCTTGCTCGCTGCGCTGGCCTTTCGGGATCGCCGGGCCGAGGATCTTGTTCACCAGCATGGTGCCGGCGACCACGATAGCGGCGGCGAACGCCTTTGCCGCGAATGTGCCGGCACCGAAGGCCGAAGCGCCAAACCCAGGCGCATAGATCGACAGCGCAATCGGAATGGCGATTGCCAGGAACTTCTTTTTCGGAACGCGCCGGCACTCGATCACTGTGCCCGCAGCCGGCCGGGTGTGCGCCCACATCTCGGGCGCCACCTCGCGGCCACCGATGGCGGCCACCCAGCACAGCGGATCGACGCCCTCGACGTGGCGACGCAGCAGGCTGTCGAGCGTGTCGCCGGCATCGAGCTGCACGGACAGATGGCGCTGGCCGTCGAGCGTGACCGGATGCGGCGTGACGGTGAGGCTCACTTGCATCGGTAATACCCCTCGACGGACAGGCCAAGGGCCGGCAACGAGCGTAGACGGTGCAGCGTTGAGTGGCCGACGTTTTCGAATGCGTGCAGCACCCACGCCACCCCAGCCAACATGAACACCGTGCCGATGTGCAGGGTTTCGGAGCGCATCAGCACCAGATCACCGTCGCGCAGATCCTCGCGCTCGATGCGGTCGGCCAGTTCGCCCGACATGGCATCGGTGCCGCAGACCATGCGCTCGATGGCGGCGCGCGGTGCTGCCATGCGCTGGCGCCGGCCCGGAAGGTTGATGTCGCGCCCGAACAGCTCGCGCTGCAGCAGCACGGCGAGATCGGCGCAGTCCATCGTCTGCTCGCAGTAGGGGATGCCGATGTATCGGTCGAGGGCGCGGGCGTCCATGTCAGTCCTGAAACAGGCCGGGGCTGGTGTTGGGGTCGTGCCGCAGGCGCACGGCCTGCTGGCGCATCAGGTAGTCCACGCCCAGGCTGGCGCTGACCGTCAGGCCATCGACGGCGACATTGACCATCGGCACCGTCCATGACCATTCGACCGTGTCGGGATCAGCCCGACTGACCAGCGCGATGGTTGCCATCACGATGGCGTTCGCCGGCAGGCGCTCCAGCTCGCTGGTGAGGTCGCGACCCACGTTGTCGATAGCGATGGTCGAGCGCGGCGCCTCGCCATTGACGTCCTGCGGGAACTGGAACCGGAACGGATAGGCGGTGAATGTGACGCCACCGCTCACCCAGTCGCGCGTGTCATTGACCAGATGCGCCGGGCCGCTGAACGATGCGTGGCTGATGGTGAGCAGTTCGAGCAGGCCGTCTGCGTCATTGACGCGCTGGCGGGCTTCGATGAAGGCGGGCGACGTCACAGCACCAGCGCCTTCAGGTACTCGATCTGGATCGTACGACGCGCGCGACCCATGCCCAGCACGGTGAGCGCGCCCAGGCTGTTCGCAACCACACGCGCCGACAGCAGCGCCCCGGTGCGCGGGTGCGTGAAGTCGAAATACGCGCCGCCGGCCGCAGCGTCGCCGTAGTACCAGGTTTCGAACGCCTCGGCGTCAGTGGTGCTGAGAAACAGCAGCGGCAGCGCGAACGTGACCAGCACATCGCTCTGCGTGCGGCGCTGCTTGGGCACGCCGCGATCCATCTCGGTGCGGTCGGCAATCGGGGCGTGCGATTCGGTGTGCCCATCGAGCAGCACGGTGACGTAGGTCGGGAAGGTCGCCACGGTCAGACCCCCATCGACGGACGCAGGCCGTAGCGGCCCTGCATCGCCCCGCTGATTGCACCGACGCCGGCCGACACGCGATCGCCAAGCGCGGCGTCGAGTGCGTCGATCAGCACCTCCAGCCCGCCGTCGGACGTCTGGCGCGTGGTGACCTGGGCGGGCGTGTTGTTGATGATGTTCACCACCACGCCACCACCGCCCACACCGTCAGCAGACACGCCGAGCTTTCCGCCCGCGCCACGCTTGAGCGGAAGGATGGCCTCCGGACCCGCCTCGCCCATGACGCCCGCGCCCTGCGCGAATTTGAAGAAGGTCGGCGAATCGACCACGCCACCGGACGCGAACGGGATCAGCCCGGACTGTCCGAAGGCATTGCCGTCAGCGCTGGGCAGGAAGCTCTTGAACGCGCCCTTGAAGTCAAATGCGCCGACCGCATCGATCAGCGGCTTGGTGATATTGGCGCGCAGAATCGCCCGGCCGACGTCCTCAAGAATGCTGGTGGCCGCATCGCCGAACGACTTGAAGTGCAGGATGGAGTTTTCGAGCGCGGACTCGAAGGTGAGCTGGATCTTGTCGCCTGCGTCCTTGGTTTTCGCGAGCGTTCCGTTCAGCTTCTCTGCGGCCTTGTCGGCCTCTTCATACAGCCGGCCGCGTGCGCCGAACGCCTCTTCGGCAGAGAGCCGACCCGATGCCTCCAGATCATTGACCTCTTGCACCTGCTTGATGTACTTCGCGACAGGATCGGCGAGATCCTTGTAACGCTCGACCTGACGCGCTATTTCCTGCTGCGTCTTTTCAATCTCTGACTGTGCTTTTTTCTCGCCTTCGACGCGCTGCTTGACGATGGAGTCGTATTCCTTCAGCGCCTCTTTCTGCTGAGCGATAACAGATGCTTCAATCGGGTCTTGCTCGCTCGCCGCTTTTTTTGCCTTCTGGCTGGTTCCCAGCAGATCTGATACATCAGGTGCCGAAGGCTTGGGCGCATCGATCGGCTTTGCCGCGGCCTCTTTCGCCCGCGCCAGGCGCTCGACCAGTGCGATGCGCTTGTTCATCAACTCGGTTTCGTCGATGTCGTTGCCCAGGCCGAACAGGCCACCGCTGAAGATGCCCCCCGGCGTTTCGCGACGCTTGCGCACTTTTTCAAGCGCGGCATCGATGTCTGCGATCGACGTTTTCAGTTCTTCGATGCTGGCGCCGCCCGAGAACCCCTGCCGCAGCTGCTCGGCCCAGCTGGCGCCGGCGGCGCGCGCTTCATTCATGCGCGTGATGAATTCGAGCACGGGCGGGATGACGTCCGACCCGATCGAGCGGCCCATCTTGGTCAGTTCGGCGCTCAAGCCGAACAGCGTCTTGTTGAAATCCTCAGCTTCCTGCGCCTGCTTGGCGGTGGCGGTGGCATTGAGGTCGCCGGCTTCGGCCAGATCCTTCAGGAAGGGCGCAAGCTCGCGCGCCGACTTGCCGAACAGTTCCTGGATGATGCGGGCGCGGTTTCCGTCTTCGGCGTACTGGTTGAGCGCATTGGCGACAGTCTTGAGCGCCTGGGCGGGATCCTGCTTTCTCAGCTCAGCCGCACTCAGCCCGATGGACTCGATGACCTTGGACTTGTCGCTGCCGGCCTCGGCAGCCAGTGCCTGGTTGAGTTTCACGACCGCGCTGGTGACGGTGTCGAGGCTCTCGCCGTTGCGCAGGGCGATGTCTTCCAGCGCGCTGAGGTTTTCGACAGATGCGCCGGTGGCGTCGGCGGCGTCGTTGAAGGCGTCGAGCGCACGGGCGGAGTTGAGCAGCGAGGCGGTGATGCCAGCAGCGCCGAACACGGCACCCAGGCCGGCAATGGCCGGCACCAGCGTAGCGGCAGCCGAGGCGACACCGCCGAAGCTGGCGTCGAGGCGCGAGAGCGTGGCCTGAAACTCGCGTGCGTTGGTCTTGGCGCTGTCGAACCCCGCCTTCGTGGCGTCTTTCGCGGTGATGAGTATCTGCGCGAAATTGCTGTCATCCATGTCAGTACCCTTTCAGCGCTTGCGCGATGGCAGCGGCCAGCGCCGGGATGCGGGCGCGCACGGTGGCTTCGAAGCGCAGCCGCCGCTTGAGCTGCACGCGCGGCACCAGCACGGCAATGGGCACGTCCGCGCCGCGCTTGAGGCGCTTGACGCCCTCGGCCTTGCGGTAGCGG